GTAGCCTACGGGGACAATGATATCGTCACCGTAAACGCGCACACTCTCAGATGCTCTTAAAAGGCTCTTGAGAGTTAGCCGTTGTCCACTGCTTCGTGTGATCGCAGAGAGGATTATGGTATAGAATACCATAGCCTCAATAGGAAAGCACAAAGCAGATCCCATAGACGCGAACCTAGCCAAAGTATGAATACCATGGTTAGGAACCTCAGCTCTTAAGGATCTACAATCAAACACAGCTTGCCGAAAGGCAGGATGTGCTGAAAGCATTTCCCATACGAGTTGAGAGGAGACGCGGTCTGACGCATCCTTTAAATCGATAGTCGCTAGACTGCGATCTAAAGAGGAAGTCAGTGCCATCTGCTGGTTAACAGTCTGATCACGAAAATTGATCCGACCCCCAGTCATGGGGTGTTTTTCCAGTAGATCTACCAGAACCTCCATTATGGACTGTTGTGTGTATTGCACACATACAGGCTCAATGGCGATAATTCTGGGGGTCTTCTGCGTTTTAGGAACAGAGATTACCCGAACGGGAGTCTCATGTTCCGGGTCTACAAACTCAATCGACTCTAGCTCTGTAAAGTATCCCGAATTCGGAATGCAAAACAGGTCAGAGGGGAAAGAGTTGTCCAGCCGACTGTGCCACCTCTTAAGAGAGAATTTTCTGTTTCCAGATATTCTCTCAGCAGTGGCCCCAGGACCGTGTCGTGGGACAAGGTTCTCAGGATGGAATCGAGATGATCCATCGTTGAGAACAGAGCCCCATAACAATCTCGAAACGCTTCTAAAGTGTTCGAGTTGAAATGGAGCCGAAGTTCCAATTGCGGACGATCGCACTTGTAAAGTACGTCGAACGCATCCTCGATAAGGATCATCTCTCGATGATCCAAGATCTTGGTCGACAACGGAGTTTGAAGGATTTCGATCAAAGTATGGACCAGAAGTCCAATACTGAGAAAGAGATCTCTCAAATTCGGCAACGGACTCGTCGGTATCAAGGTACGAAACATAGGCACTCCTTTCGCGTTCAGAAGAACAAGATTGGAGCACCTTCTTGTACATATAGCAGACCTGACGGACTGCATGTATGGCAAGAACGTTCGGCTCCTTGATAAGGACACCGGTACTAGCGTCAAAAACGAGGCTAAGCAAACCTTGCATCAATGCAGGGAGAGCAGCCCGCTTCTTGAAACCAAGAAAGCAGGTAGAGCCAACCTGACCAAGTTCA